CTTCCTGGTTCGCATCACAGGCAAGCACGGTCGCGACATCTGGCGTTCCGACGGAGGTCCAAAATGACCCCCAAGCAGGAACGCTTCGTCCTCGAATATCTCGTCGACTTCAACATCACCAAGGCCGCTCAGCGCGCCGGATACAGCATGAAGACCGCCTATTCCACGGGCAGCGATCTCATGAAGAAACCCGAAATCCTCGCCGCAATCCAAGCCAAGAACACCCAGGTGTCTGGAAAGGTTGAGGTAACTATCGAGCGCGTCCGTGATGAACTGGCCAAGATCGGCTTCCATGACCCGCGCAAAGCGGCCCAATGGCGCACCGATGTCCTGGCGGCTGTTGAGAACGAAGACGGCACGATCAGTCGGCTCGTGCAGAACCAGGTCATTGTAACCGATAGTCGGGACTTGGACGATGACACCGCAGCGGCGATTTCCGAGGTGTCACAAGGGAAAGACGGCCAGATCAAGCTGAAGTTCTACGACAAACGGGCCGCGCTCGAGACGCTTGGCCGTCACCTGGGCATGTTCAAGGACACCCTGGAGATCGGCGGGACGGTCAGCTTCATCATTGAGGGCGCGCCGGAGGCCGGGTGATATCGGGCTTGTATACAAAACCGGCTCGTGTAGGTTTGTATACAGTCACCGAGCCGGATCGGCGGGCGTTTGTAAACAGGAACACGATGGCCGAAGCGAAGCCCAAGACGGTTGTGATGTCGGTGCGCGTGCTGCCCGACCTGTCCGACGCGCTCAAGGCGCTGGCCGACAAGCGCGGCATCAAGATGAACGCCATGCTTGTCGAGGCGCTGGAGGCATTTGTGGCACCCCCACGCGTCAGCCTCAAGCCCGGACAGTTCGGCGTCATCCGCGCTCCCGAGACGCGGCCGCGGCAAGTAGGTGAGCGCCGACCCGTCGGCTTCGACCCGATCACGGGTGACGATATCTACCGCGATGATCTCCGGGAGGGCGCGTCACGAGAGTCCGGCAAGCCGCGGGCGTCATCATCGCCCATCTGTCCCGTCTGCGCCGGCCGTCACCCGGTGGGCGCGAACCATACCTGGGGGAAGAAATGAGCGAGCGCGAGAAGACTGTTGTCCACGCCCTGGTGGCCATCGCCTTTGGGCTGCTCCTCGGCGACACCATCGCAATCATCGGCACCGCATGGGACGTGCAGCACATCATGGCTATCGTGGGGAAGAAGTGATGGCGTCCACGCCCGACATCAGCCGCATATCGCTCGAGAGCCAAGTCCTGGCCGCCATCGACGCGCAGGTGAAGGCCATCGTCGCCGAGGAGATCGAGGCCGCCCAGATTCGCGTGAAGGAGCGCATTTGGCTCGCCGTGGCGATGGGCTCCATCGGGATCGCCGAGCACTACAGCCTGGAGATGATGGGCCACCAGATGCGCATCATCGTCGACATGAAGGGCTTGGCGCCGAAATGAGCAAGTCCGCCATCTGGGCGCTCATCTGGTCCGTCATCGTCTGGGCGGCCATCGGGGCGCTCGCCGGCGCCATCACCTTCCATATCCTGAACCTGGACACCACGAGGTACATATGAGCACCGAGAGCCAGATCGCCGCGCCCGAGACATGCGGCACATGCAAGTACGCCAGGCGAAACCCCGCCGACCTGCGGCAGGTGGAGTGTGGCGGTGTCCCCCCCACGCCCGTCGTGATGGGCCAGGAGCGCAACCAGCTGGGCCAAGTCAACATGGCCATCCAGCTCATGCGCCCTGTTCTGCCGGCCACCGAGCCTGCGTGCGGCCTCTACAAGTTCAAGCCGCTCCTGGACCTGTCGAGCAAGACGGCGGGGAACGGGTGATGGACCTGGGTCGCGGCGATTGGGTTCAAGTGACCGAGACGCACGGGACTGATCCGTTCATGCTCTGCGCCGGGGATGTGCGCTGCATCCAGCGCGTGCACCGGCCAATCCAGCGCTACCGCTGCAGCCGGTGCAAGCGCGCCAAGCATGATCTCGTCGTGCTAGTAGGTCTTCCGGAGGTTGGCGTCTGCCCCTGTATCCTGCGCCCGCTCCGCAAGCCTCGTGCCCTTGAGATCATCCGTGACGCCTACAAGCGGTTGTGCGAACCTGCCTAGATGGCCGCTGGCATCGAAATCCGCTACTCTTACGAGCCGGTCCCTACCTGTAAGCGGTTCGCGGCCAGCAACGCCTTCATCCGGGCTATCTGTGGGCCCATCGGCTCGGGCAAGTCATCCGCCAGTGTGATCGAGATCGTGCGCCGCGGCCGCGCCCAGAAGCCAGGGCCTGACGGCATCCGGCGCTCGCGCTGGGCCGTGATCCGCAACACGATCCCCGAGCTGCGCGAGACCACGATGAAGACGGTCTTCGGTTGGCTCCCAGAGGCGTACTTCGGGCGCCACCATGTCTCCGAGCACCGCTACGTCATCAAGGCGTTTGAGAAGTGCGAGATCGAAATCCTGTTCCTGGCCCTGGATCGGCCGGACGACATCAAGAAGCTCCTGTCCCTCGAGCTGACCGGCGCGTGGGTCAACGAGGCCCGCGAGGTGCCCTGGTCGATCATCGAAGTCCTCCAGGGCCGCGTGGGGCGCTTCCCGGCGGTCAAGGACGGCGGCTGCTCCTGGTACGGCATCTGGCTCGACACCAACCCGCCCGACGCGGACTCGCCGTTCTACAAGTTCTTCGAGGAGCGCAACTGGGCGAAGGACTTCCTCGACCTCCAGGAGCGCGGCATCCTGCCGGCCGATATGCGGCAAGAGGACTACGTCGCGATCTTCCACCAGCCCGGCGGCCTGTCGCCCGAGGCCGAGAACCTGGTCAACCTGCCCGGCGGCGCGCTCTATTACGCCAAGCAGGTGGCCGGCAAGTCCGCCGACTGGGTCAAGGTCTACATCAACGGCGAGTACGGCTTCGTGATCGACGGCAAGCCGGTGTTCCCGGAGTACCGGGACACCACCCATTGCCGTGATCTCAACCCGGTGCCTGGGCGCACGATCTACCGCGGCTGGGACTTCGGCCTCACGCCCGCCTGCACCTTCAGCCAGATATTGCCCAATGGCTCCTGGCTCACCTTCAACGAGATGGTCGCCACCCGCATGGGGATTGAGCGCTTCGCCGACCAGGTGCTCGAGCACTGCGCAGTCTCCTTCCCGCCCAACGTCGACTTCCATGACATCGGAGACCCGGCCGGCGAGAACGCCTCCGAGACCGACGAGCGGACCTGCTTCGAGATCATGTGGAACAAGGGGATCAGGATCGAGGGCGGCATGCAGTCGCCGGCCATCCGGCAGGAATCCATCCGCAAGCCCCTCATGCGCTTCGCCGATGATGGTGAGCCGGGCTTCGCGCTCCACTCGCGGTGCAAGATGCTCCGCAAGGGCTTCCAGGGCGGCTACCGCTACCGGCGCATGAAGATCAGTGGCGAACGCTACAGCGACCAGCCCGAGAAGGACCAATACAGCCACCCGATGGACGCCCTGCAGTATGTGGCCACCCGGCTGTTCGGGACGTCGATCATCTCGGGCGGTGGCGAGTATGACGACTTCCCGACCGACGGCGATGGCATCGACTTCATGCCCGGCCAGGGCGGCAGGTCAGAGGTCACGGGGTACTGATGGAAACCCGCTGGTATCTCAAGCATGACGGCCTCAACATCCTGGTGGTGGTCGAGGAGCGTCAGGCGCCGTGGCGCGGGTACTGCACGATTGCGACCAACCGGCGCACGGCGCGGGCCGCGCTGCCGGTGCTGCGCTCTCTACTAGCCGAGGCCACAATCCCGCCGGCCCTTCAGATAAAGACCTTCGATCCGGTGGAAGTCGATGAGCGCCCTTGAGGATGACATCGCGCGCATCGCCCGGCTGCGTGGCCGCGATCCCGCCGAGGCGCTAGCTCGAGCCCGTGAAGCGCAGGAGCGGCTGCCCGATCCCAGCCGGCTGCTCGCGCTGATCTTCACCATGGACGGCGATACCGAACACGACCTGCTGGTGTTCGACCGTCTGCCGCCAGCCTCGCGGCAATTCATCTACTCGGCGCCCAGGCCGATCAACTCGCGGATATGGCGTGACGCCCTTGCCATTTTGTCACAACGCGAGGATGTTCTGATCGACTTAGTCAAAGCCAAGCTGGAGACCAGACAATGAACCTGCCGTCATACACCGGAACAAAGACCGTCCGCGC